AAGATACTGTAAAAGCAGTAGCAGAAGAACTTGATATAAAGCCTAGTCTTATTAACAAAGCAATAAAAATTGCACAAAAAGGTGAATGGAATAAAGTAGCAGATGAGTTTGACGATCTAGAAACACTTGTTGTTACTGTTGGCAGAGACAAACTTTAATGCAGAAAATTAAAGAGTTTTGGATCAATAGCTATAAAAGTGACAAAATTGCATTTGCATTTGAATTAATCAGTTTTATATTTACGGTAGCGGCAAGTTTGACTTTGGCATTTAATGCTAAAGATCCAAACATGTTGATTATCTATCCGTTCTTCTTTGTAGGATCGGTTACACAATGCTACGCGGCTGTACGCAGAGGCGCGGCTTGGGTAATGTTACTAACAGGATACTTTGCTGTTATTAACGTATTTGGTTATGGAGTTGCTGCAGGATGGTGGTAAACAAAAAACCATACCAGTGGCTGAGTTGGTTAGCAACTGTTGTATTAGTTGCGGCGGCGACTTTAGCAAGTTTTGTGCCTGAATTGCATTGGCATCATTGGGCATTTATTGTAGGTAACGCACTGTGGATTGCAGTTGGTTACTTATGGAAAGAAAACAGTCTGTTATATATGAATATTGGTCTAACCATTATTTACGTAGCAGGCTTGATGTTGTAATAAGTAATAATAACGCCAATGGCAATTGCCAGGCATGTAGAAGGTTAAGTTGGCCATAAGCAACGAGGAGACATATGAGTTACGTAGACGCACTATTTGATCGCGATTCTGATATCATTCGAGTCGTAGAACGCAAAGACGGTAAAAGACATTACCATGAATATAACGCAAAATACACATTTTATTATGAAGACCCTAGAGGCAAATACAAGAGTGTATATGGCGATCCTCTTACAAGAGTAGTATGTAAAAATACAAAAGACTTTAGAAAAGAAGTTGCTATTAACAAAGGCAAGAACTTATTCGAAAGCGACATCAATCCTATCTTCCAATGTTTAAGTGAAAACTATCTTAATCAAGATGCTCCTAAACTAAACATTGCTTTCTTTGATATTGAGACAGACTTTGATCCAGAGCGTGGCTTTGCTGATCCTGCAGATCCATTCATGCCAATTACAAGTATCTCAGTATACTTGCAGTGGATGGAAACAATGGTATGTTTAGCAGTTCCGCCTAAGACACTTACAATGGAGCAAGCACGTAAAGAACTTGAAGGCATTGAAAATGTAATGCTGTTTGAAAAAGAAGGTGACATGATTGACACTTTCTTAACACTAATTGAAGATGCTGATATTTTATCAGGTTGGAACAGTGAAGGTTATGATATTCCGTATACTGTAAACAGAACTAGTCGTGTACTAAGCAAAGACGACACAAGACGTTTTTGTTTGTGGGGGCAGTTGCCTAAGAAGCGTGAATATGAAAAGTATGGTAAATCAGCTGTTACCTTTGACCTAATAGGCAGAGTGCATTTAGATAGTTTGGAATTATATCGTAAATACACATATGAAGAAAGACATACATATAGACTTGATGCCATTGGCGAAATCGAAGTTGGTGAAAACAAAGTCCCTTATGAAGGCACTTTGGACCAGTTGTACAACAATGACTTTAGAAAGTTCATCGAATACAACATACAAGATACCGCACTACTGGACAAGCTGGACAAAAAACTAAGATTTATTGATCTAAGTAACGAACTTGCACACGCAAATACTGTTTTGCTACAGACCACTATGGGTGCTGTTGCAGTTACAGAACAAGCGATTGTTAACGAAGCACATCACAGAGGATTGCAAGTACCTAATCGTCCAAGACGTGATGACACAGAAAATACACAAGCCGCAGGTGCTTATGTAGCATTTCCTAAAAAAGGACTACACAAATGGATTGGTTCAATGGATTTGAACTCACTGTATCCAAGTGTTATTCGTGCATTAAATATGGCTCCTGAAACTATCATTGGTCAAATTCGTCCAGAGATATCTGACAGTAGAGTACATGAAGATACTACACTAAAGAAAAAGTCTTTTGCAGGTAGTTGGGAAGGACGTTTTTCAACAGAAGAATATGAAGCAGTTATGGAGCAACGCAAAGATATTCCATTAACTATTGACTGGGAAGAAGGCAAAGAGCCAGGCGGGAATACAAGTGATACATTAAGTGGTGCACAGATATACAAACTTATCTTTGACAGCAATCAACCGTGGATGCTCAGTTCTAACGGTACAATCTTTACAACAGAGTTTGAAGGTGTTATTCCGGGTATCTTAAAGCGTTGGTATTCAGAACGTAAAGAATTACAAGCACAACTAAAGAAAGCAAAAGACGCAGGCAATGCTATTGAAATAGAATATTGGGATAAGCGTCAGCTGGTTAAGAAAATTAACTTGAACAGTTTGTATGGTGCAATTCTTAATCCGGGCTGTAGATTCTTTGATAAACGTATTGGACAGTCAACAACACTAACAGGACGTACTATTGTTAAACACATGTCAGCAGAAGTAAACAAAGTTATTACTGGCAAATATGATCATGTTGGTGATGCAATGATATATGGTGATACTGACTCTTGTTACTTTAGTGGTTATCCTGTACTAAAAGAACAAATTGATTCAGGACAAATACCTTGGGACAAAGACAATGTAATTAAATTATATGACCAAGTATGTGAAGCGGCTAATGAAACGTTTCCTGAATTTATGCTAGATGCATTCCATTGTCCAAAGAGCAGATCAGATGTTATTGCGGCAGCTAGAGAAATTGTTGCAGAAAGCGGATTGTATATTACTAAGAAACGTTATGCGGCACTAGTATATGATATTGAAGGCTTTAGAAGCGACACAGATGGAAAGCCGGGCAAAGTAAAAGCAATGGGCTTGGACTTGCGTAGATCAGATACTCCTGTGTTTATGCAAAAGTTTTTAAGTGAACTATTGCTTATGGTACTTACTGATGTACCGCAAGCAGAAATACTAGAACGTATTACTGTATTCCGTAAGGAATTTAGTGAGCGTCCTGGTTGGGAGAAAGGTTCACCTAAACGTGCAAACAAAGTTGGACACTATCAGCGACTAGAAGAAAAGATGGGTAAAGCAAACATGCCCGGACACGTAAGAGCAAGTATCAATTGGAATACACTTAAACGTATGAACGGAGACAAGTATTCGCAAGAGATTGTTGACGGTATGAAAGTTATTGTTTGCAAACTAAAACAAAATCCATTAGGTTATACAAGTGTTGCGTATCCTACAGATGAACTACGTATTCCTGATTGGTTTAAAGAACTGCCATTCGATGATGCGGCTATGGCAGAAACTATTATTGACAATAAACTAGACAACTTGATTGGTGTGCTTAACTATCCATTAGAGGATACAAAGCAAAACACAACATTCGGAAGTTTATTTGAATTTGGGGAATAATATGAAAGTCAATATAAATGATATAGGCGGTGAAGTTGTTAAACAAGACGAACGATATATTGTTAAAGATAACACAGACCTAAATAATCTTATTGTAAGTAGCACACGATTACAGCCACGTAAATCAACAAGCGGACATTCACATGCTGGACAAGAAGAAGTATATTACTTTATTCAAGGCACAGGTAAAATGGAACTTGGTGAAGAAATGATTAAGGTTGAGCCAGGTGATGTAATACTAATTGAAGATGGTGTATATCATCGTGTACACGCAGGCATGCACGAAGAATTATATTTTGTATGCGTATTTGACGGGAGTAGACATGTTGAAAAATAGTCCTATAAACCATTTACAACAATTAATGTGTATCACAATGGAAGAATGTGGAGAACTTACACAACGTTGTTCAAAAATGATGCGAAAATATAAAACACTTGATCAAGCCGATAAAGAACAGTTACAGAAACTCACTGAAGAAGTTGGTGATGTATTATGTATGATAGGTTTGATGGTTGACAATGATGTAGTCAAGTGGGATGATCTACAAAAAAGAGTTGAGTATAAGAAACAAAAACTTAAGAAATGGAGTACATTAGTATGATTGATGGCAGAGATTTATGGTTTCCTAATTATGTATGGACTGGACAACTAGATGTTGACAACCAAGCACTCAAAGCATATAGTGACTACAAAATAAAAGACAAATGGGATAATGATAGACTACTTGGCGATGATCGTCCTTGGTCTAGTGTTGATTTTGTACTAGAAGAATGTGAAGCTGTAGTAGATATGGTCAAACTCTTAGACGAAGTTTACGCAAAGATATGC